ATCCAGGACGGTATGGACCGCCCCAAGACGGAACTCGCGTATAGAGTCCCTGCCTCGAAGCTTACCAGAAAAAAATTGGACCAGAATAGTCAGGTCGAAATCCTCCAGGGGTTGGATACAACCATCGATTGGAAGAATACCGGCGACAACTCGTACGACGGGGAGAAACTACAGCTCCTCGCCCACGACGAATCAGGGAAATGGGAGAGGCCGGATAATATCCTCAACAACTGGAGAGTCACGAAAACGACGTTAAGATTAGGAAGTAGAGTAGTAGGAAAATGTATGATGGGCTCCACATCTAATTCATTAGATAAAGGAGGTAATAATTTTAAACAACTATATGATGCATCAGATGTTACAAAAAGAAACCGCAATGGGCAGACTAATTCAGGATTATATAGTTTGTTCATACCTATGGAATGGAACTACGAAGGATACATTGATACTCATGGAATACCTGTCTTCGACACTCCGACAAAAAGTGTATCCGGGATTGATGGCCAAAAAATCGAAATCGGGGTTATTTCCCACTGGGAAAATGAAGTTGAAGGGCTAAAAAATGATCAAGACGGTTTAAACGAATTTTATAGACAATTCCCTAGAACTGAAAAACATGCATTTAGGGATGAGGCTAAAGAGTCTTTATTTAACTTAAGTAAAATTTACGAACAAATAGATTATAATGAAGATTTAAGAAATACTAATATTATAACTAAAGGTAACTTTCAATGGGAAGGAGGAATTAAAGATTCCCGAGTAATATTTGTACCTCAAAATAATGGAAGATTTTTAGTAAGTTGGGTTCCTCCATTATCTATGCAAAATAGATATTTAGTAAAAAATGGACTCAAATATCCAGGCAATGAGCATTGTGGAGCGTTTGGGTGTGATAGTTATGATATTTCAGGTACTGTAGATGGAAGAGGATCTAAAGGGGCATTACACGGGTTAACTAAGTTTTCAATGGAAGATGAAGTTCCTCCAAATATGTTTTTTTTAGAATATATCTCTCGTCCTCAAACAGCTGAAATATTTTTTGAAGATGTATTAATGGCTATTGTATTTTATGGAATGCCATTACTTGCAGAAAATAATAAACCTAGACTTTTATATTATTTAAAACGAAGGGGTTACAGAGGTTATTCAATGAATCGTCCTGATAAACAAGTATATAAACTATCAGTAGCAGAAAAAGAAGTTGGAGGAATTCCTAATTCAAGTGAAGATATTAAACAAGCACATGCTGCTGCTATAGAATTTTATATAGAAAATTATGTAGGATTAATGGCAGATACTTATGGTCATATGTATTTCCAACGAACATTAGAAGATTGGGCAACATTTAATATGAACGATAGAACAAAGCATGATGCATCTATAAGTTCAGGGCTAGCTATTATGGCTTGTAATAAACATAAATATGTTCCTGTTGCACCGAGAAAAATAGAGGCAGTGCCTTTAGGTTTTCGAAAGTACAATAATAAAGGAGAAAATTCAAAAATAATAAAGTAGATGATTTATACTAGTACTAATAGTATTTTTCCAGATCAGGTGGTACCTGAAGCAGAGAAACAATCAACAGAATATGGTTTAGCTGTGGGGAGAGCTATAGAGCAAGAATGGTTTAGAAATAATTCTGGTCAAAACCGCTTCACAGTTAATTTTCAAAATTTTAACCGATTAAGATTATATGCTAGAGGTGAACAGCCGGTTCAAAAATATAAAGATGAATTAGCAATTAACGGGGATTTGTCATATTTAAATTTAGATTGGAAACCTGTTCCTATTTTATCTAAATTTGTAGACATTGTAGTAAATGGAATGTCTGATAAAGGATATGAAATAAATAGTTTTGCTTCTGATCCTTTTGCATTAAAAGCTCGAACTGATTATGCTTTTAATGTTTTAAGAGATATGGAGAATAAAGAAAATATTGAAGAATTTAATGCAATTACTGGTGGACAATTTTATAATGCTAATACTTCAGGAGAACTTCCACAAGATAAAGAAGAATTAGATTTATTTATGCAACTTAATTATAAGCAAAGTATTGAAATTGCCGAAGAAGAAGTAATTAATAATGTATTAGATTTTAATAAATTTGATGAAGTAAAACGTCAATTAGCTTATGATTTAACTGTTTTAGGAATTAGTTGTGTAAAAACTAATTTTAATTTATCAGAAGGTATTACAGTAGAGTATGTTGATCCTGCTCATTTAGTTTATTCCTATACAGATGATCCACATTTTGAAGATATATATTATATTGGAGAAGTAAAAAATCTTAATTTACCTGAAGTAAAAAGATTATTTCCTTATCTTACAGATGCAGATTTAGAAAAAATTCAAAAGTACCCTGGAAGAAATAATTATACTAATAATTGGTGGGGACAAACACGTCAAGATCAAGTTCAAGTATTATTTTTTGAATATAAGACTTACGAAGAACAAGTATTTAAAATTAAACATACTGAACAAGGATTAGAAAAAACTCTTGAAAAACCAGATACTTTTAATCCACCACCAAATGATAATTTTGAAAGAGCTTCAAGAGCAATTGAAGTATTATATACGGGAGCTAAGGTATTGGGAATGGATAAAGTTTTAGAGTGGAAAAAAGCTGAAAATATGACTCGCCCTTTTTCAGATGTTACTAAAGTTAACATGAACTACATTTTAAGTGCTCCTAGAATGTACCAAGGTCGTATTGAATCGTTAGTAAGCCGTACTACTCAATTTGCAGATATGATTCAATTAACTCATCTTAAATTACAGCAAGTAATTGCAAGAATGGTTCCTGATGGAGTATATGTAGATGTTGATGGTCTTGCTGAAGTGGATTTAGGAAATGGTACAAATTATAATCCAGCAGAGGCTTTAAATATGTATTTCCAAACTGGTAGTATTGTTGGAAGATCATTAACTCAAGACGGAGATCCTAATAGAGGTAAAATTCCTATTCAAGAATTACAAACATCTTCAGGAATGTCTAAAATTCAATCTTTAGTTCAAACTTATCAATATTATTTACAAATGATTAGGGATGTTACGGGGCTTAATGAAGCTAGAGATGGAAGTACACCTGCTAAAGATTCATTAGTTGGATTACAAAAACTTGCAGCCGCTAATTCAAATGTAGCTACTAAACATATTTTACATTCATTAATGTATTTGACAATAAGAGCATGTGAAAATATTAGTTTACGAGTAAGTGATATGCTAGCTTTCCCTTTAACTAAGCAAGCATTATTAAGTAGTATTAATACTTTTAATACAGCTACTTTAGAAGAAATAGAACATTTACAAATGCATGATTTTGGTATTTTTCTAGATTTAGAGCCTGAAGAAGAAGAAAAAGCTGAATTAGAAAAAAGTATTCAAATTGCATTACAAAAAGAAAGTATAGGGTTGCCAGATGCTATTGATATAAGATCAATAAAAAATCTTAAATTAGCTAATGAATTATTAAAATTCAGACAAAAAAGAAAACAAGAAGCTGATAGAGCAGCACAATTAGAAAATATTCAAGCCCAAGCCCAAGCAAATGGTGAAGCTGCTGAAAAAGCTGCTTTAGCTGATGTTCAAAAATCACAAGCTGAGACAGAGTCAAAAGTTCAATTAGAAAAAGCTAAGTCACAATTTGAAATTAATAGACTTCAACAAGAAGCTGAAATTAAAAAAGTGTTAATGGCCCAAGAGTTTGAATATAATATGAAACTTGCTGAATTAAATGCAGCTGGTCAAGCTCGAAAAGAAAATGAAATTGAAGATCGAAAAGACAAGCGTATAGCAATGCAAGGTACGCAAGAATCAAAATTAATAGATCAAAGAAAAAATGATTTATTACCGACTAATTTTGAATCAACTAATGATTCTTTAGGAGGATTTGATTTAGAGCAATTTGCTCCCAAGTAATTACTAATTTTATAATATTTTATTATGTCACAAAAAACCGAAACGGTTGTTGAAGAAATACAACCTACAGAGGATAAAGAGTCTTTATCTAAAGAAAATAAAGAGGTAAAAACCGAAGGTACGTTTAAAGTTAAAAAGAAAACCCCTAAAAAGTTAACATCGACTGGGGTAGAAAAAAACGTAATTAAAGTAGATTTAAGTAAATCTAAAAATAAAACTAAAAAAGAAGAAGAAACAGATGCCATTTCAAAATCAACAACAGAGGAAAGCGTGTTACGCGGAAGCGGCAAGGATGAAAAAGCAGGGGAAGGAGCCGAATTGGCCGTGCGAAGAGTGGGAGAAGTATCCCAAAACACCACTGACAATGCTTCTACCGAGCAAGAGAAAATAACTGAAGAATCTGATTCTCCTTTACAAGAAATTCCACAAGAAACTATTGAGCAAGAAGCTAAAGAAGTAGCTAAAGAAGTAAAAGAAGCTCAAAGAGATGAAAAAATTACTGGTGAACCCTTACCTGAAAATATTCAAAAAGTTGTAGACTTTATGAAAGATACAGGAGGAACACTAGAAGATTATGTAAGATTAAATGCTGATTATAGCAATGTTAATGAAAACGCATTGCTTAGAGAATATTACAAAAGTTCTAAACCTCATTTAAATGAAGAGGAAATAAACTTTATTATAGAAGATAGTTTTTCTATAGATGAAGAATTAGAAGAAGAACGTGATATTAAAAAGAAAAAACTTGCATATAAAGACGAAATTGCTAAAGCCAAAGCTTATCTTGAAACTCTTAAGGATAAGTATTATACAGAAATCAAGTTGAGGCCTGGACTTAACCAGGAGCAAAAGAAAGCTATGGACTTTTTCAATAGATACCACGAAGAACAAGAGGAAAGTAAAGCACGACACAACAGATTCATTGACAATACCAAGAATCTACTAAACGATAATTTTAAAGGTTTTGATTTTAACGTTGGAGAAAAGAAATTTAGGTATGGAGTAAAAGATCCTAGTAATGTTGCAAATTCTCAAAGTAATATTGCCGATTTCATCGGGACGTTCCTAGATGAAAAAGGTGAAGTAAAAGATACATTGGGTTACCATAAAGCTCTTTACTCAGCTCGTAATGCTGATACTATTGCTCAACATTTTTACGAACAAGGTAAAACTGATGCAGTAAAAGAATCATTAGCAAAATCTAAAAATATAACTACAGAACCTCGTAAAACAGCTTCTGGGGAAGTATTTATAGATGGGTTTAAAGTAAAAGCTATCAGTGGTCTTGATTCTTCAAAACTGAGAATAAAAAGAAAAACAATTAACAATTAAAATTTTTAAATTATGAGTTTAACCCCTCAATTTGGTGCTATTGTACCAAGTCAAGTACAACAACTTTTAAATAGTAACTATTTAAGTTTTACAGATGGGACTAGCGATTTTGCTCAGCAATACTTACCTGAAATTTATGAGCAAGAAGTAGAAAGATATGGTAACAGAACGCTTTCTGGTTTCTTACGCATGGTAGGTGCTGAACTTCCTATGACTTCAGATCAAGTCGTATGGTCAGAGCAAAATAGATTACACATTGCTTATGATAATGTAGCTAATGGTGGTGCAAACGCACTAACTATAACTATTACAGCAACTGTAAAAAACGTTATTTCTGTTGGACAAACTGTTGTCATCATGGATGACGATGGTAATGAATTAAAAGCTATCGTAACTGCTAGTAATACTGCAACTGGTGTTGTAAGTGTTGCTCCTTATACTGCTGCAAATTTAGCAGGCCTAGGTGCAACTGTAAAAGTATTCGTATATGGATCAGAATATAATAAAGGATCCAGTACTCCTAACAATACTGTAGCTAATGGAGCAACTGATGGATATATTAGTATCCAACCTCAGTTCACTCAATTTAACAACTCTCCTATAATTATCCGAAATAAGTATGTAGTTTCAGGTTCTGATACTGCACAAATCGGATGGGTTGAAGTTGCTACCGAAGACGGAACTACAGGTTTCCTTTGGTATTTAAAAGCAGAGTCTGAAACAAGACTAAGATTTGAAGACTACCTTGAAATGTCAGTTGTAGAAGGAGAACTTGCTTCTGCTGCTGGTGCTGGTACTGCTGCAAATGCAGGCTACAAAGGTACTGAAGGTCTTTTTGCTGCTATTAATGCAAGAGGTAATGTACAAGTAGGTTTTGCTGCTGCTAATGGTATTGGAGATTTTGATGAAATACTCAAAAACTTAGATACACAAGGAGCAATTGAAGAAAACATGCTTTTCTTACAAAGATCTACTGCATTGGATTTTGATGATATGCTTTCTAGTATTTCATCAGGACAACAAGGTGGTACTGCTTTTGGTTTATTTGAAAACTCTGAGGAAATGGCTTTAAATCTAGGATTTACTGGTTTCCGAAGAGGTTCTTATGATTTTTATAAAACTGATTGGAAATATCTAAATGATGCTTCTACTAGAGGTGCTATTGATGGAGTTTCATCTATTGAAGGTGTTCTAATTCCAGCAGGTACTTCAACAGTTTATGATCAAATCCTAGGTACAAATATCAGACGACCTTTCCTTCATGTACGTTATAGAGCTTCACAAGCTGATGACAGAAGAATGAAGTCTTGGTTAACTGGTTCTGTTGGAGGTGCTTATACTTCAGATCTTGATGCTATGGAAGTTAACTTCCTATCAGAAAGATGTCTAGTTGTACAAGCTGCTAACAACTTTGTATTATTCAAAGGTATTTAATGCTCTGAAACCAAAAGGTGTTTAATACCAGTAAAGAACGGGGTACCTTCGGGTACTCCACTCTTTACTATTTATTTAATCTTATTATATCATGACAAAAGTAAAAACAAAAAAACAAACAACTCCAATTAAAGAAAATAACTGGGAGATAAAAGATAGAAGTTATTATTTAAACGGGCCACATACTCCATTAACATTAACAATACCGGGTAAACATTCAAGAAAACATCCGTTATTGTGGTATGACCCTGAAACAAAAGAACAAAGAGAAATACGATATGCAACTAATCAAAATTCTCCCTTTAGAGATAATCAAAAAGGAGAAGCAACTTTAGGACATATTATTTTTAAAGACGGCGCATTAACTGTTCCTAAAGCTAATCAAAGTTTACAAAAAATTCTTTCTTTATATCATCCTTTATTAGGCAAAATATATGCTGAATTAGATGAGGTTCAAGATGCAAAAGATGAAATTGTAGATATTGAAGAAGAAATTGATGCATTGAATTTAGCGAGAACAATTGATATAGATGATGCTGAAGCAATCTTAAGAGTAGAATTAGGATCTAAAGTAAGTTCTATGAGCTCTAAAGAAATAAAAAGAGATTTATTATTATTTGCTAAAAAGAATCCCAAATTATTTGTGGATCTTGCAAATGATGAAAATGTACAACTTAGAAATTTTGCAATTAAAGCAACTGAATCCAAAATAATTAAGTTATCAGATGATCAAAGAACTTTTCTTTGGACGGCTAATGATAAAAAGTTAATGACTGTTCCTTTTGATGAAAACCCTTATTCAGCTATGGCTGCATTCTTCAAAACAGATGAAGGAATACAAGTGTTTAAATCAATTGAAAAGAAGTTTAAATAACATAATTAGGGAGGTTTAACCGCCTCCCTTATTATAATAAATAAAAAATAGATGGCTATAAATGTAAACACTGTTTACCAAACGGTTTTATTGGTATTAAATAAAGAGCAGCGTGGATATATGACACCTGCAGAATTTAATAGAATAGGCACCCAAGTACAACTACAAATCTTTGAAAAATATTTTGAGGACTTGAATCAACAACTTCGAGTGCCTCAAACCAATACAGATTATGGCGATAGAGTAGAAAACCTTGATGATAAAATAGCTATATTTAAAACTTATGGTACTCCTGCTTATGATACTGCATACTTCACTTTACCAACGGCAGATGATTATGGACAAACTGTAAGTTTTTATAGATTAGGAACTGTTCTTTATAATACTGATACAGTAGTAGATAGAGTAGACAGAACTAGATTCTATTATGCTGACCGTTCCCGGTTAACTAAACCCACAAAAGATTTTCCCGTATATTTATATGAGAATGAAAAAATTTATGTAAAGCCAACAACTATTATATCAGACATTACTATAGATTATATTAGACAACCTAAAGAAGTTATTTGGGGATTTAATGTAGGAAATTTAGGGCAATATACATATAATCCAACTCAATACGATGTTACCGATCAACCTACTGGTTCTCAACAGTTTGAGTTGCATGCTTCTGAACAAGCAGAGCTCATATTAAAAATATTAATATATGCAGGTATAGTAATAAGAGATCCACAAGTAGTAGAAGCAGCAGCGGCACAAGTTCAAGCTGAAGAAATAAATACAAAAAGTTAATAAGTTATGGCACAACCTAATAATGGATTAATAACAGAAACAAATTCCCAATATTATTCTGGAGTTCAAATGTTTCAAGCTGATGGGACTCAATATACTTATCCTACTACTTTTGATACAGATTTAGTGTTTTATAATTATAGTCCAACAGATGAAACATATGGTAAAAATAATTTCAAACTTTTTATTAGTTCATCGGGATTACCAGGATCATTTACTGAATATATAACATCGTATACAGTATCTAATAATATAATTACATTGCCCGTACAATTAGCATTAGGAACTTTTGTAGCTGTACAATTAAAAAATGAATTTGGAGGTAATTATGGAGATCTTGATGCTTATGGAGATGTAGTAGAAAAAAATTATGGAAGTTATGCATATATTAGTGTAAAAGAATTAGTGGATAATTTTTTAATAGCTTATGTAGGTACTGAAAAATTAATTCCAAGTGTTAAAACAGGAGATATTATTTTTCATACAAAACGTGCTTTACAAGAATTTAGTTATGATACTTTACCAAGCATTAGATCTCAAGAGCTTACTATACCGGATAATTTAAGTGTACCTTTGCCTCAAGATTATGTAAATTATGTAAATGTTTCATGGATTGATTCTCAAGGAGTTAAGCATGTAATTTACCCTACTTCTTTAACCGGAAATCCTTATACAAAACCAATCCAAGATAAACAAGGAGTTGCTATACAAGATAATTTTGCTGAAAATCTTAAAGGAACTTCCCAAATAGAGGATAAGTGGAAAAGTAATCAATTAAAACAACTTAATGAAATTACTAGTGAAGCAACAGGTTTACTTGTTGCCGATGGGTATTATTATGGTTTGTATGGAACTGATTATTGGGGACAAAGATTTGGATTACAGCCACAAACTTCTCAATATAATGGATGGTTTACTATAAATCATAGGGATGGTAAAATGTCTTTTTCAAGTGATTTATTAGATAAATTAATTTTATTTGAATATATATCTGATGGGTTAGGTTATGATGAAGACATGAAAGTACCTAAATTGGCTGAAGAGGCTGTATATGCATATGTAAGTCATGCAATACTAGCTAGCCGAGTAAATCAACCAGAATATGTAGTTCAAAGATTACGAAGAGAAAAAAGTGCAAAATTAAGAAATGCAAAAATTAGATTATCTAATATAAAATCTAACGAGATTGTTCAGGTTATGCGAGGTAAATCTAAATGGATTAAAACATAAAATTAAATGGCTGAAGTTAAAAATGCTTTCATTAAGTCTAAAATGAATAAAGATCTAGATGATAGATTAATACCATCTGGAGAATATCGTGAAGGATTTAATATACAAGTAAGTAAATCAGAGAGTCAAGATGTTGGCGCTTTAGAAAATGTATTAGGAAATAGTTTGGAGGTTAATTTTAGCACACTTGCCGGACTATCTGATGGCACATTATCAGCTATAGGGGTTTATGCACATACGACTACTAATACTGTTTTTATATTTTTAACTGATTATACTGAATCTTCTGGTACTAATTATACTTATTCGTTAAGCGCTAATAACTTTATTTATTCTTATAATACTTATACCCGTACAGCTACAAAATTAGTTCAAGGAGCTTTCTTAAATTTTTCTACAAAAAGTCCCATATATGGTATTAATTTGATGGAAAATTTGTTATTTTGGACAGATAATAGAAATCAACCTAGAAAAATAAATATTGAATTAGCTAATGGAGGTTCTTTTTATACAACAGAAGATCAAATTAGTGTGGCTAAATATAATCCTTATGAATGTATAGATTTATATACTTATCAAAGCCCAGTATATTCTCCTCCTCTTCCTAGTACGCCTTATTGGCAAACTACAATGGTAGATGCTACTTCAAAAAATTTACCAGATAACACCGATAATCCTGATTATGATGAAACTTATCCTGGGGATCCTGATTATTTAGAAGATAAGTTTGTAAGATTTAGTTATAGATTTAAATTTGTTGATGGGGAAATGTCTATTTTAGCTCCCTTTACCCAGGTGGCTTATATTCCAAAACAAGATGGATATTTTTTAGATAAATCAAATCCAGCTTTAGGAAATGGAAATAGTTCAGATGAAAATGATGCATATAGAAGTACTGTAGTAAACTTTATGGAAAATAAAGTAAATAGAGTAGAATTACAGATTCCGTTGCCAACAGCTGGTAATCAGTTATATAATACTTACCACGTAACAGAAATAGAAATACTTTATAAAGAATCAGATGGTTTAGCTGTTAAAGTTTTAGACACTATAACAAGAGATCAATTTGAATATCAAGCGGACGAATCAACACCACAAACTGAACCTATTTATGAGTATGATTATCAATCTAGAAAACCTATTAAAACTTTACCAGAAGCAGAATTAATTAGGGTATATGATAAAGTTCCAGTAAGAGCTTTTGGGCAGGAAGTTATAGGTAATAGAATAGTTTATAGTAATTTTCAAAATAAACATACTCCTCCTGAATTTATGGATTATGAAGTCGGGGTTACTCCAAAATCAACTTTTTATGGTCCACCTGTACCTAATGGTGGAGGTAATACTATTAATGAAGCAGAATGGAAAACTAGTATAATTGAATATCCTGAACATACTTTAAAACAAAACAGAAATTATCAAGTAGGTTTTGTTTTATCAGATAGATTTGGAAGATCATCTACAACTATTTTATCTTCGCTTAAAAGTAGTACAGTTACTGCAAATGATATTACATTTTCAGGGTCTACTTTTTATCATCCATATTATGAAGCTGCAACTATGACAGGTGTAGCTCCCCTTCCCAGTGTTAATGATTGGCCGGGGGATTCTATAAAAATATTATTAAATGCTGCTATTTCTGATAGCCCTGCAGATTTACAAAGCGGCTGGCCTGGACTATACAATGGAGACCCCACAAGTTCTAGTTATAATCCTTTAGGGTGGTATAGTTATAAAGTAGTAGTAAAACAAACTGAACAAGATTATTATAATGTTTATTTGCCCGGGATTATTGATGGATATCCAAACGATCCAACTGATCCTCCAACAATAGAAGTAGGACAAACAGCTTTTATTACTTTACTAAATGATAATATAAATAAAGTTCCTAGAGATTTAAGTGAAGTTGGGCCAGAACAAAAAACATTTAGAAGTAGTGTAAATTTATATGGAAGAGTTACACCTAATAATGCAGCACCTCCGACTCATAATATACCTTTTTATCCAACAGTTAAGAAGGTGCCTGTAGCAGATTTTGTTTCTACAATAGGAGATCAAGATACTGTTTTTAATTTAACTCCACCTGCTACAATTAATGATGTTTATCAAAGTGAAACTAATCCTTTACAGGCAAGATTAACACAAGGACAATATCCAGATGTAGCTATAGGATCTATTCCAGATACAACAACAACACCTTATCCTTTTTTCTTAGGGGTTTATGAAACATCTCCTACAACATCTGCTATAGATATTTTTTGGGAAACATCTACAAGTGGATTAATAAGTGATTTAAATCAAGCAATAGGAACTACTGCTATTCCAGTTGGATTTGGAGATTTTAATTTTTCTCAAACAGAAGCAACTTTAATTGGTGCTACTGTTACTGGAGATTTTTATCCTTTAGCAGATATAGGATTAGGAACTTCCCCGATGGCAGATACGGAAATAAATATATGGAGTGTTAAAGATGGAGCGGGGAATGATAGAACTTCAGATTGGACTTTAGTTACTAATACTGGGGGACAATATGTTACTTATAATTTAAAAACTACAAAAATATTATATTATGGGCCTAATGCTAATGTAAATCAGTCCTTTACATTTACATTTCATGTGGTAGATAAAACCGATCCTTCTAATCCTGTTACTAATATTATGTCTATTCCTAATGTAAATTTAGGTAATGTAGCGCCAACTATTACTCATCCATCAAGTTCGCCTGCTGCTATTAGTGTTCCTGCTGGAACTACTACTATAGATACTTTAACAGCAGTAAATGGATGTGCAAATACGACTAATGAAAAATTAGATTTAACATGGAGCATTGTTACTCAAACTCCAGCTAATACTTTTGTAATTTCTTCAGATGGTGTATTAACTCAGCCATCAGGAAGTTTAAGCGGAAATGCGTCAGTAACTGTTAAAGTAGAAGATGCTGGAGGATTAAGTGATCAAGTAATATATGGTAGTACTGCGGTAGATGTTCCAGGCGTTATAGTAGGAAAAGATACTATTAACCCAGATTTTGGAGAAACTTCAAATACTAGAATAACTAAATCAGGTGTTGCATCAGTAGGATTTTTCTGGAGTAGTAATCAAGTTAATTGTGTTAGAACAACTCCTAACCCTACGTTTATGGGTAGCACTTATTCATCAGGTGATACAAGAGTAGCTTATCCAGGTTTAACTTTAGATTTAAGTATACCTAATTTAGGGTATCAAGATAAAGTAGTTACAGGAAGCCCTTTATTTAATGATGGCCCAGTTCAATGCTATAATGAATTTGGACTTAGTTCTACTCCTAGCTGGTATAATAGTAATTATAATTCTAAAGGTATTGGAGCGGGATCTACTCCAAATGGTTTAACAACTGGAACGGCTTTTGTTAAAGTAGACTTCCAATGGCAAGCATGGAGTTGGGACTTATTTAAAAGTATGAGCGGTAGTAATTCTCCTTTACCAGCTAATTATGATTCTAATTATATAAATCCATATGTAGGATGGCAAGCTTTTTTACAATATAGAGATCCTAATAGTGCTAATTATCCTAATAACTGGCAAACAGCTATTGATGTAGAAGGCAATCCAATTAAATTTGGAAATAATATTGTAAGTAATTATACTATTAATAATGCTACAGCTTGGCAAGGAATATCTACCACTAATGGAGACTTTGGAAAAACTGGAGTTTTAGATGTAAGCAATGCTGGTTATTCTGCTTTTCAATCACAATTAGGTAACCCTAGTGATATTACTAGTATACAAATTAGACAACCAAATCCAAATGATATGCCAAATCCGCAAACAGCTCCATCGTTAGGAGGTGAAAGTTCAACTATAGGTGTTTTTGGGAAAGATCAAGGTTATGAAACAA